TGGCAGTATCTACAAATAACTTTTTGCGTGGAGATAAATTCATAATATAACTTTCCTTTTTCAATTTTAAAACTCTTTGATTTCTCATCATATAGCTATGCTATCAGGCGCAAGGCATATTGTCAATGGCGAACTTGATATTTGATAGCGATTTTTGCATTTTATCGTAAAGTGTGACATATTTGTCACACTTTACGATAAAATGCAAAAATCGAGCAAGATATGCTATTTTGTGCTTGCAATATGAATTTAGATATGTTAGCTTGTATATAAGATGAGAGAACAAAGAGTTTTAAAATTGAAAAAGGAAAGTTATATTATGAATTTATCTCCACGCAAAAAGTTATTTGTAGATACTGCCACCGAAATGTTTGGTGTTGGTGCAATTCTTACAAATATGCAAGTTAAAGAAGCATCTGCAAAAGCTGGTGTTCCTAAAGCTGGTTGGTTTAAGAAATCTTGTAAAGTGGGTTATAATAAGTTTGAGCTTCCTAGTGAGAACGCTCCAGTTGTTGCTCCTGTTTCTACAGAGGATACTTCTGAAAATACTGTCATGAATTTGGTTGCGACTAATATGGAAAAACAAGATTTAGTTCCATCAGTCTTTGAGGGATTTGTTCCTTGGGGAAACTATGGTAATCTTAAAAAGATTATCAAGTCTGGAATGTTTTATCCTGTTTTTGTTACTGGTCTTTCTGGTAATGGTAAGACTCTTATGATTGAACAGTTACACGCTGAATTGAAAAAAGAGTTGATCCGTATCAACATCACAATCGAAACTGATGAGGATGATTTACTTGGCGGTTTCCGTTTGGTTAATGGTGAAACTAAGTTTGTTCCCGGCCCTGTGATTGAGGCAATGGAACGTGGTTGCACTTTGTTACTAGATGAATGTGATCTAGGTTCTAACAAGTTACTTGCACTACAGCCTGTCCTTGAAGGTAAGGGTGTGTTCTTGAAAAAGGTTAATAAGTGGATTACTGCGAAAGATGGTTTCAACGTAATGGCAACTGCCAATACTAAAGGTAAAGGTTCAGAAGATGGACGCTTTATCGGAACTAACATTCTTAACGAAGCATTTCTAGAACGGTTTGCAATCACTATCGAGCAACCCTATCCTGCTGCTGCAATTGAGAAAAAAATTGTTCTTGGTTCCATGAAAAAATATAAAGCAATCGATAAAGAGTTTGCAGATAACTTGGTTACTTGGGCTGAAGTTATTCGTAAGACTTTCTATGATGGTGGAGTTGATGAAGTTATCTCTACTCGCCGTTTGGATCACATTGTAAAAGCATTTGCCATCTTTGGTGACAAGATGCAGTCTATCGAATTGTGTGTTGCACGTTTTGATGAAGATACAAAAGCTTCTTTCCTTGATCTATATACCAAAATTGATGCTGGTATTTTAAATAAAGAAGAAGAGGCTTATTCAGAGAACGCTGTTCCTACTGATGATGAACCTGCTTTCTAAATAAAATATAAAGGTCATTGACTTTTTGAGTCAAAACCTTTATATATAGTAATACTAGGCAATTCATAAGTCCTAGAGATACAGAGTTTTTGATGGTTTTTACTGTGAATTTAAAAAAACCATCACTTAACTGTAGAATGCCGTAAAGGGTTCTACCATAATCTTGCTTAAAAGGAGATAACTAATGGTTACAAATAAAGCACTAAGTCTATTCGATAATTTCAATCAACTAACACCTTATGCTGTGGGGTTTGATCGTGTGTTCGATCATCTAAACAGCTACGTTGCTAATAACGCAACGTCTACGGGGTTTCCACCATATAACATTATTAAAGGAGGTGACTTCACCTATGCCATCGAAATGGCTTTGGCTGGATTTTCTAAGAAGGATATTGAAATTGAAGTAGCAGACGGAGCACTTACTATTCGTTCTACAAAAGAGAATGAAGAAAATGAAGACACGATTCACCGTGGTATTTCCTCTCGTAAGTTTAAACGAAAATTCACTCTTGCAGATGACATTGTAGTGAATGACGCTTCCCTTGAAAATGGTATGCTCAAGATCAATCTTGAACGTATTGTTCCAGAGGAAAAGCGCCCTCGATTAATTGATATAAAATAAATTTGTAATAACTTGGAAAAGGGACTTTACTTTTAGTTCCTTTTCCTTTATTATGATAATATAATGAAGGAGATATTATGCTAGTAAAAGAAGAAACAGTATTAAAATTGCTTGGTGCAGATCAGCCAGGACAAATGGAAATGACAATTGCCCCCGCCATTCATCATCACGTTGCAAAAATTAAATTTGGTAAAACAGTTGTTGATCTTTTAAATAAAGAAATAGATTCAACTTCAGAAAATGATACAGAAAATTACGAAAAGTCTCTTGTTGGCCAAATGCGACATCATGAAAATTCTTCTCAGCTTAAATTTGATTTGACTGCCCCTGTAGGAAAAGAACTTGTTTCAATTTTAAACTCAGTTGGAACATCTTTTTTACAGCAAGGTTATAAAAAAGAATCATATGCATCTTGTTTTGATGTTTGGACTAATCGTGTATATGCTGGAGATTATAATCCATTTCATAATCACAGTACAACAACTGCCGCAGGACTATCTGGTTTTATGTGGTTAAAACTTCCAGAAGAAATGGAAGCACAAAAAAGTGGCGCTCAAAGAGTTGTTTTTGGTGAAACAGATGGACAATATGATGGTTGGACTCATATGGCATGGGATTTAGGATCAAGGACAGATATATATAATTTAAAACTTGATGGAGAAAAATATGTTCAGCCTGAAATTGGTACTTTGTATGTTTTTCCAAAATGGTTACACCATCAGGTACTACCATTTTCTGGTCCAGGCGAACGGCGTTCAATAGCTATGAATTGGAATGTGATTGAATCAGAAAATGAAATTAAAAATATTATGGACCCCAATGAATACAAAGATTTTATGTCTATACTTCCCCCTAATGTTGATAAGTCTGTTCCATTCCTAACAACTATCGGTGGTGCTGTTCTTAATGTCAAGTTAAACGAAAATGAGTAATTTTATCCACGGAATTATGATGAATGATACTTCATTATGCGATGATTTACTTGATTATTATAATAAAAGTAATGAATATAAACAGAAAGGTTATTCTGTTGGTGTTGGTGATAAAAAATCTATAGATGTTGCAGTTTATCCAAACTCTAAAGATGCAGTTATACAAGCATACTATGTTTTTTTGGGACAGGCATTAAAAAGTTATAAAGAAATATATGATACCTTTTCTTCTAACTCTGTAGCATTTGGTGAACCGTTCAACATTCAACATTATGAGCCAGGTGAGGGATTTTTAAATTGGCATTGTGAGAGAAGTGTGAATCAGACGCAACAAAGAGCGCTAGTCTTTATGACTTATCTCAATGATGTTACAGATGGCGGTGAAACTGAATGGAAATATCAAGAAGTAAAACTGCAACCAAAGAAGGGTATGACTGTTCTTTGGCCCACTGATTTTACTCATACACATAGAGGTATAGTATCTCCAACACAATCTAAAACAATTGCTACTGGGTGGTTCAATTATATAGATGTTGTTGGAGCTTCAGAACATTATGAAAATATTATAAATCAAATGAAGGAGAAAGTAGCTGTCAAAAGTTAACTACAAATATAATGAAGACAACACTTTGTCTGATTTAAAAGAGTACATCGACTCAACTTATGATGAGCACTATAGCACGAACCAGTTTCAGGCTACAGAGTTTATCATAGACGGTGGACATGGTGAAGGTTTCTGTATCGGTAACATCATGAAATACGCACAACGGTATGGTAAAAAGAACGGTTATAATAAAAGGGACTTGTTAAAAGTCATCCACTATGGTATTATAGCTTTATACAATCACGATATTATGGAGAAAAGTGAAAATGAAACTAAGTAGTCAAACAATCAATGTGTTGAAGAATTTCTCAACCATTAACCAAAACCTTGTAATCAAGGAAGGTAGTGATATTACTACCATGTCAGCAATGAAGAACATTGTTGCTAAAGCAAAGGTAGAGGAATCCTTTACAAAAGAATTTGCAATTTATGATCTCAATGAGTTTCTATCTGCATTATCTCTTTTTACAATCCCAGATTTAGATTTTCAAAATGATTTTGTTGTTATCACAGAAGAAGGCTCTTCTAAATCTTTGAAGTATTGGTATTCTGATCCATCTGTAGTCACTACACCAAACAAAGATATTAATATGCCGTCAAATGAAGTTAAGTTTGATTTCTCTAGTGATATTCTTGCAGAAATAACAAGAGCTGCATCCGTTATTGGAGCTCCTGATATGGTACTTGAAAACGGAAAACTTAAAGTGACAGATAAAAAGAATACAACTGCAAATGATTTTGCACTTGATCTTGATGTTCCTGCCAGTGATATTAATTATAAATTTTGGTTTAAAGTTGAAAATCTAAAATTAATTCCTGGCTCTTATAGTGTCGAAGTTTCTTCAAAAAATATTAGTAAGTTTACTAACTCTAATATTGAGATAGAGTATTTTATTGCTCTGGAACCAGAATCTTCTTATGACGCTTAAAGTTAGGAATTTATATTATGGAAAACTTTTTATGGGTCGAGGAATATCGTCCCAAGGATGTAGGCTCGTGCGTACTACCTAAAAATCTAAAAGACACTTTCACAGAGTTTGTTGAAAGTGACAATATACCCAATCTGATATTATCAGGAGGGCCTGGTGTAGGTAAGACAACCATTGCTAAAGCAATGCTTGATCAAATTGGTGCTACCTACATGATGATCAACGGTTCTGAGGAGTCAGGTATTGATGTCCTTAGAACCAAAATCAAAAACTTTGCTTCTACTGTATCACTTGAAGGTGGCAGAAAGTATCTAATACTTGATGAGGCAGACTATCTAAATCCACAATCTACTCAACCAGCCTTACGGGGTTTCATGGAAGAGTTTCAT